TATAAATAGTATAGTACAAAGGAGAATTTGGTATGATTACAATAGATGGTAAACAATATGATGAGACAAAATTCAGTCCTGAATTACAAAATTACCTAGTGGTAAGACAAGAAATTCAGGTGAACGCAACGAGACATAAACTTGAGCTTGAAAAAATTGAAGTTTTGACTAATCATTATAACGCTAAAATAGTAGAATTAATTAAAAAAGAAGCACCAGAAACAGAAATTAAAAAAGAAGAGAAAAAATAGATGGCTGCAATTGCTAACTTACAGATTGACCAAGGCGCCACTTTTACTTCGGATGTAACCGTAAAAGACGCAAATGGTAATGCTTTTGACCTGACAGGTTATACTGCCAGAGCGAAGTTAGCAAAGGGCTATCAATCCACGAAGACCCGACAAGATTTTACAACGACCATAGCTTCAGACGCAGCTACTGGTGTCGTTACCTTATCTCTTACAGCAACTCAAACAGCAGCTCTTGAAGATACTAGATATGTTTATGATTTAGAAATCGTCACCGGTGATGTTGTTACCAGAGTTATTGAGGGATTAATTTCTGTTAGACCACAGGTTACTACTTAATTCTAACTCTTTTTCGTTATAAATATAGAAAAGAGGGAAAGATTAATGCCTGATATAACAGCTAAAATTAATGTAAATACAAGTGCCGGTCCACAAAAAGTTTCAGTAACCTTACCCTCAGCGCAGGCGGCTGGGAACAGCACTTTACAATTAAAATTATTAGGTGATGTTGACACAACGGAATTAAATGATGGTGCATTATTACAATATAGAGCTTCTGATGGTAAATTTGTAACCAGAACGGAGATAGTAACCACAACCGGAACGCTCTTGTTTAATTGTGGTAACTTTTAGGGATAAAAAATGGCAACTATAATACAGATAAAAAGAAGTTCCGCAACTTCAGCACCTTCAACACTAAAACAAGGTGAATTAGCATTAACATTCGGTACAGGTTCACAAGCAAATCTAGGTGATAGATTATTCATAGGTACTGGTTCAGTAGATGGAAACGGTGACGCAACAAGTATTGATATTATTGGCGGTAAATATTTTGCAGATTTAAATGACCACGCTCACGGTGCTTTAACTGCTAACTCAACAATTATTGTTGACTCAAATAAATCAATAGATGAATTAATTGTAGGTAATTCTGCTACAGCAGGTGGTACAATTAAATTTAACGAAGGCACAAACAACGGTTCAAACTTTGTTGCCTTAAAAGCACCTAACAACGCAGCTGCTTCAACAACATTTACATTACCTAATGGTGATGGTACAGCAGGTCAGTTTATGAAAACTGACGGTTCAGGTAATTTATCTTTTGAAACAATCTTTTCAAATATAGATTTAGCTGGCGATACTGGTACAGACACTTACAACACTAATGAGACTTTGACATTTACAGGTGGTACTGGTTTAGATTCAGCAATTACAAACAACGTAGTAACCTTTAACATAACAAATTCTGGTGTAGATACAAACCAAATAGCTGATGACGCAGTAACCAATGCTAAGTTATCAACAAATGGTGAAACAACTTTAGGTTCATCTACATTAACTTTAGGTGCTACAACAACAGATATAGCAGGTTTAACTTCACTAGTTATTGATGACATTACAATCAATGGTCAAACAATGTCAACTGGTGCTTCAAACAAAGATATTAATTTATCTCCTCACGGCACAGGTACGGTAAAAGTTCCTAGTGGTTATGAAGATAGAAGTGGTTTTGATAGTCAATCATTAGCAAACAAAGCATATGTTGACCAAGTTGCTCAAGGTTTAGATACTAAACCATCTTGTAGAGCAGGTACTACTGCTGACTTATCAGCAACTTATAATAATGGTAGTTCAGGTGTTGGTGCAACTTTAACAGCGAGTTCAAATGGTGCTATCGTTATTGATGGTGTTTCACTTTCAGTTAATGACAGAGTTCTAGTTAAAAATCAAACAACAGCTGCTGAAAACGGTATCTATGTTGTTTCAACGCAAGGTGATGGTTCAACTGCCTTTGTATTAACAAGAGCAACTCCTGAAGACCAACCATCAGAATTATCAGGTGGTGCTTTCGTATTCGTAGAAGAAGGTACTGCTAACGCAGATAACGGTTATGTATTTACACACACAGGTGCTCCAACTTTTGGAACAACTGCTTTAGATGTGGCACAATTCTCTGGCGCAGGTCAGATTGACGCCGGTGCAGCTTTAAGTAAAACAGGTAATAGACTTGATGTAGAAGTAGATAACTCTTCTATTGAAGTTGCTACAGACGCATTAAGAGTTAAAGCTTCAGGTATTACAAATGCTATGTTAGCTGGCACAATTGCAACATCTAAATTAGCAAATCCTACAATTTTCTTTACAGATGAAACTTCAACTCAAGGTCAAGTATCATTAGAAGGTACTTTAGAATTTTTAGCGGGTGAAGGATTAAATACCGTTGCAAACGGAAACAAACTAACTATTTCAGGTGAATTAGCAAGTAATTCAAATATTGGTGTTGCTAAATTCAATTCAAATAATTTTGACGTGACTTCAGGTGATGTTGAAATTAGCACTATTGATGGAGGGTCGTTCTAGTGTTTAGTATAGTAAAAAAATGGTTTGATAGTGTCATAAAATCTTATGATAAAAAACCAGTAAATTATTTATCAGGTAAAAAGAAATCTACAACAATTAGAGTTGGCGATTTACAAAACAAGACTAAAAAAGAATTAGAAGATATCGGTAGAAAAATCGGTATTGAGTTAGATAGAAGACTAACAAAAGATAAGTTAATAAACAAAATTAAGTACAACGTTAAGAATAGAAGAAAATAATGTCAACCGTAATTAAACCAAAACGTTCATTTACACCATTACAGATACCGGCTTCATCAGCACTTGAAACTGGTGAATTGGCTATGAACGCTGCTGATGGTAAGTTTTATACAAAACTACAAAACGGAACGGTTAAAGAATTAGGTGGTGCAGGTTCAGTTATTTTACAAGACGTTACCACTAACGGTAATATTACTACAAATAATATTGTCTTAAATGGTTCAGATTTAGTATTTGAAGGATATCTTGCTAACGCTTATGAAACTACATTAAGAGTAGTAGAGCCAACAGCAGATAATATTGTAAGATTACCTAACGTATCAGGTGATGTAATCACAACTGGAAATTTAACAAAAGATGGTACTGCTACAGGTGACCCTTTAGCAGCTGAAGGTGACGCAGTTGCTTTTGCAATCGCATTAGGAGGATAATATGGCTAGTACGTTTATTAATGCAGGTGCAGCTCTAAACATAGGTGATTCGGCAAGTGCTAATGTTTACACTTGTCCAGCAGGCACAAAAGCAGTTATCCACGCTTGTATGATATCAAATTTAAATCCTTCAGGTACTTCAAAAGGTACTATAAAAATCACGACAGACGGTGGCACTACTTTTAGACACGTTTTAAAAGATGGTGAAGTACCACCAAATGACACTTTACAGATGGATAAACCTCTAAATTTAGAGGCTGGCGATATAATCAGAATATATGGTGATGTGTCTAATATGGAATGTTTTTTATCTATATTAGAATTAACATAAAAACTTTTATAAATATAGATAGAATTTAAGTTAGGAGAAGACCAGAATGGCACTAGTAGTTAATAAAGTTTACAATGCTAAAGACGCAAATGGTAAAACTATTACTAGTGAATATGCTCTCCACGCTATGAAGCGTGATGATGACGGTCTTTTAACTTATACTAAAGTAAATTGGTATAGTGGTGATACTATTAATATGGACAATGGTGAGGGTACTGCTTACAACTCTGTTGGTTCATTTCAAACGAATGAAATGGAGTATGCAAGTGGTGTATATGGAGTAGGTCATAATATTAATGATATTCCTATTGAATATAATTCAACAGATGACCCACGAAAAGCCAATACTAAATTTAGAAACTATGAGCAACACGTATTTGATGAAAATAAGGCGACATACTTTATAAATGATGATGGTTACTTGGTGTTAAGAATTGGAAGTGAATATACGTATAACTCAAAAGACGGTGCAACAGCAAACTGGACACCGTAATTAAAATATAGGAAAGAACAATGGCAGATTTTGTACTAGGTAGACTAAAGTTTCACTTCAAGGGGTCTTGGACTACCGGAACCGCTTATATCAAAGATGACGTACTTACTTATGGTGGTAATGCGT